CTTTGTTTTGTACTTTAGGTAATCTAAACATTTCCTTGAGATCGTTTAGATCATTGATTTGTTTCTGTAAATTATCTATCTGTCCCTGTAATATCTGGAAGTTCTGGTCGTTGTTGTTTTGCATCATCAGAATATTCTGGATTGCCGATTTGAATTCGTCTTCTTTCATCTGCATTAATTAGTGATAATTGACGTTGTAGTTCATATTCTACAACAATAAGGTGGTCTTGTAAATACTTTTCAAACTGATTGTCTTTAATAAGAGACTGTATATCATTGATATGTACGAGTGCCTTAAGCATTCTCTCTTTCTCTGTCTTCATTAATATCTTGATGGTATATTATACTTTATTGAGTGTAACTTCTCACTCTCTATTATATCAGATTCGTCAGCATTTGTGTGATATGTGACTTCTTTGAGGGTTTTAAGATATTCAAGTACATGCTCTCTTATCTCCATGAGTTCATCATAACAACCCTGATTGTGTGCACAACCACGCAAGTCATGGTCTGGTTTCATTACTGACTCTGTGAATAGAGACAGTGCTCTATCATATTTGATAGCAGAAGATTCTGCTCCTACTGATGCTTGATCTTTCATGGTTTTTTACTATTTAATTAAGAATTACAAGAGGTGACCTCTCATATTCTGATATGACATCAAATGAAACTATTATTCTATTCTTTGTACATACATCACCACAGTGTTGCATGAATGATGGAAATATGATAACATCTCCCTCTACAGCATCATTTAGTACCTTGTGTTGGTTCATATAACCGCTGTTTGGTGCTTCACCATACTGTGAATAGAATGTAGTTGTGTTTGGTTCTTCCAAATGCAATAGATATATGCCAGACCAATCTGCTCTCTCGTGTTTATGAACCTTAGTTCGTCCACCAGATGTATAATTGTTCCACCATAGTGCATCTAAATTATATCCCTGTGGTTTAGAGATATTCTTTTCTTCATGCATTTGTTCTAGAGGTTTCCATATTATATCCTCTAGCATGTCATTTGTAAAGTAACTATACTTTTGATGATAGTATGTTGTAGTTGACCCATCTACTGTAACTGTAGCATTGTCATTGTCTGATATTATCTTTATGACAGGTACTATGGTATCTTTAATCTCTTTATGATTATTAACCTTAGTCCAAAATATAAATGGAGCATCAAACTCATGTATCATTGTATAATGGTCATGCCATAATCTTCTGGACTTGGAACAGGCATATAGTATCCATCAGGTCTCATTGGTGTACCTGTTGGTGGTCTCTTTGGCATTGTGATAATTTCAATAGTTTCCTCAAACCATCTGTTCATTGATTTTGCCATAGCACGATATGATGTACCAACGTATAGTTGTCCACTTACAACAGCAACGGTTGCTGCACCCCAGAACATATAATAAAATCTAGATTTCATTTGTGCTCTAATTTTTTCACGTTTGTTAGTCATTTGAATTGACACTCCACCATAATTTCAGTTAATGCTGCCAAGAGATTTATTTCCTGATCAGCAACAAATGCTGATTGATATTGATACTTGGCAATAATCAATACCGCTTGAGGTATGCTTGCAGAAGCAAGTGAACCATACAAACTATCATAAACAGTTCTTAAAATAGTATTAGGATCGTTATCTAGATTAGCAACGATCCATTTTCTTGTAGCACCGAAGTCTTTTGTCTTCAATGCACCTACAAGTTTTTCTAATCTGATCTGACTTATCTGTGCCAGAATTCCAGTGTCTATAACTCCTGACGCTGCATACCTTTGTAATTCGTTGAGGGTGCGTCTGAAGTCTGGGAAGAACTTCTGGACGACCTCAGCGACCACAGCATCAGTAAATTGTATATCTTCTGCAGTAAGTATTCCACGACACCTTTCAAAAAATTGTGTAGCTATTTGTTGTTTCTGTTTTCCACGAGTATTGCAATCAATAACAGTTGTTCGAGAATGTAATGGTTGTATAATCTTGTTCTTGAAATTACAAGTAAATATAAATCTACAATTTCTCTGAAACTCTTCTATAGATGCACGCAATAACAACTGAACATCATGTGTAGTGTTGTCTGCTTCATCTATAATGATGACTTTATGTTTTGCACTAGACGTAAGAGAAACAGTAGATGCAAATTGCTTTGCACTATTTCTTACAGTATCTAGAAATCTACCTTCGTCAGATCCATTGATGACAATAGAATCTACACCCAGTTCATGACACAGTGCTTTTGCAACTGTAGTCTTACCGATCCCTGCTGTGCCACACAAAAGAAGATTAGGAACTTCTCCTGCATCAACAAAAGACTTGAAGGTTTTCTTCAAATCATCAGGAAGGATACAATGTTCAATATTCTTAGGGCGATACTTTTCGACCCAAAGAAATTCATTCATAATTTATAACCAATGTGGTTTTCTGGATGGGTCACGTAGATAATTATCTGCTGCCCATGGTTTACTAGCAATATAATACTTGTATGCAGTAAAAATGTCAATAGTTGTATCGTGCTTGAACTGGTCAGGACCTGCAAATACAAAAGGTGTATGCTTAGTGTAGTCTTCTGATGGTAAGAGATGTGTTGCTTCTAGTAGTGGTCGATGACAAGAATGAATTTTGCCATAGCGATGAGTATATTCTAGAGACAATGCAATACCATGAGTAAGTAACCACCAAGCATTTTCTAGATAATCATTTGCCCATATTGTGCAGGGATGATTACGAAATGCACCTTTAGATGTTTTGTATGGTTGACCATCGTTACGATGTATTTTGCCATAACTATGACCCCACTCGTCAGAGCAAACAATAGAAAGCATTTGACATGTTTCTAATGGCATCTTGACAATATGTTTGTCAGGAAGCACTTTTGCTGAGACAGTAGGGTCAGGGTCGGTAACAAATATATTCATAGCATAAAGGGTGTCTTACCCATTATACACAGAATCTGGTTCAAGTGCAATAAGATATTCTAGATCTCTGTTTGCATCTCTGAACAATGCTGCATTATGTTTGCTGATAGTAACTTCATAATCTGCAGGAAGTAACTTAAGATATTCTACCTTAAAATTAAATGTGAACTTAGCATCAGTAGTTCCTACTCTTACAGAATAGTTGTTTGATGTGTCATTCTTTTTGTCACGCACAACAAGATTAATTTCACTACCATCACCTACAACTGCTAGATCAGTAACACTGTAAATAGATGCTGCCCTAATAAGATTGTTTAGATCTGACCATGGCACAATAAAACAAACATCCTTACTAGGAATCTCTGCCCTGTTCTCAGGAGGTTGTGTGATTGTTGATGGGTCAGCAAAGAAATATCTTGATTGACATTTTCTATCTTTGATGATGACATAGTTGTCATTCTGAAAATCAAAGTCAGGATTGTCAAAGAGCGATAGACCAGATAGGAATTCTCCCAGATCATATATTGCAAAGTCTTTTGGAAACTTTTCTTCTACAACTGCACGAGAGAGAATGTTTCTCTGGATTGATAGTGTAGATAATTCCTGTCCTTCCTTAAAGGTTATTGACGGATTAATATTGGAAAAGTTCTTCAGTATGTCAAGTGTCCCTTTAGACAGTTTCATTTACTTGCTTCCTCCATAGTATAGAAGTAATATAATAATACACAATAGTGCATTGCTTTCTTTATGTCAAGTGTAGGTGTTCCCTTCTTGTCATAACGACTTAAGTATTTCATAGCATTACCTCGGCAGAACCCTTTGGCATCACCGAGTGCTTGTATGAAATCTAGAGTTTGGAACTTGTTCCCACTCACATAATGTTTGGTGTAAGTCTCACCAATGTAGTCTTTCATTAGACTAAGAACCACGTCCTCATCAAACTTGAATTGGGGTTGTTCTGTATTGATCTCAATGTTGCCAGTAATTTCTGGGGGAGAGTAGTATGGAACATCGTCCCCCAATGAGGGGAACCCATATTCTCCGAGTAGTCCTTCTTCTTCCAAAATGTCATAGAGTAACCAGTATGCCACTATTATACCTCAAAGGATACGTCAGCGTCAACCTTATCGTAAAGTTGTTGAAACGCTTCCTTGGTCTCTTCGTCAAAACGTGAGATACAAGTAGTGATTGCCTTAGCACGATTTCCGAAGATCTCATATGCTTTTACGATATGCACAAGTCTTCTTGTACTGATAACCTCGTCGATACCACCGTCAAAGAATGTCTTGCGGATGATGTCTGCCCAGTCGCAAAGTCTTTTGTTGAACTCTTTGTCTGCTGACAATAGATCAAGCATCTTCTGCTCTGTCTGTGGATGAGGATAGTTCTGCTCAAAAGTAACAGGGAATCTCTCAAGGAATGCTTCGTTAAGAACGTTAGTGCCTACGAATCTGCCATCCTCAGAACCTTTACCTTTTGTGTTAGCAGTAGCAACAACAGTGAAACCTTTTGCAGGTTTTACATACTTACCAATCTTCTTAAGGAAAACACCTTTGCCTTCAAGGATAGATTGTAAGCATAGAATCTTGTTAGATGCTAGGTCAATCTCATCAAGTAATAGAACTGCACCTCTTTCAAGTGCTTCTACTACAGGACCGTTGTGCCATACTGTGTTGCCATCAACAAGTCTGAATCCACCAATAAGATCGTCTTCGTCTGTCTCGATAGAGATGTTGACTCTGATAAGTTCTCTCTTTGTTTGAGCACACGCTTGTTCTACAGAAAATGTTTTACCATTACCTGATAGACCTGTAATGAATGCAGGATAGAATACACCTGATTGAATAATTTTTTTGACGTCGTTGAAGTTACCAAACTTAACGAAGGTATCAACTACCTCAGGTATAAGGTTTTGTTGAACTGAGGGGATTACAGAGGGTGCTGACACTGCTTTTTCAAGTATCTGTCTACCTTCAGCAATAGTTAGATTCCAAGAACCACGTTGCACTTGGTATTTTTTTAGTTTACGTGCAACAGTTGCATAACCACAACCACGACTTGTTGCAAACTTTCTGACATGTGATGCGTCAATCTCATTACCGTGTTCTTGACGTAGTTCGTCTACGAAGTTTACGGATAGTTTTCTCTCGAATGGCATAATAATAAAAGGATTGATGTGTATAGTATTATAATGACACATAACATAGGACTTGTATGCTATGAATGTGCCACTAATTTAATTGGCACTAAGCGATACGCTCAATGAAGGATGATAGGATTTTCTTATTCATCTTCTTGTTGCCAAGAGACTTAGAAAATGCTTTTTTGATTTGTGCTTTGGTTGCTTCCTCTGCAACTTCAAACTCTGCTTTGTTATCAAGTGCATTGATATGTAATGCATACTGGATTGTCCAGAAAGATGATGTACAGATGAATGACTTTGTTCTTCTCCATACTGCATCTGCTCTGGATATCTCTTCTTGAGATACATTACTACCTAGGCAAGATGACTTGAATCTACCCCAATCATTACCTGTGATAAGTCTGATGTTCATAAACTCACACTCAGGAAATCTGTCACGTAATTGAGTAACAAAAGTTTCTGTCATACCTGATCCCCAATAGCAATCATCAAATTTGTACATCTTACCAGTTTTACGGTCACGTAAGAATACATTGCTGTCAATTCTGGAGGAGTAGATTTTAGTCTCTGCCTCGTCATAGAATCTTTGTGCTTTCTTACCGAAAGATACACTAGGAGCACCTTCACCATCTGTCAAAGTTAGAACGTGAACTTTTTGTACACCTGTATTCTTTTTGAACTGTGGGATGATGTAGTTTAATGCGATCATTGCTTCATTAAGTGGAGTGCCACCTAAATGTAGTTTGTGAGGAACATTACCATAACCATAGTGTCCGTTGTATGCATTTGCTAGACGGAAAAGATTTAATGCTTGCTTTTCGTGTAGTCTGTTATTAGAAGTGCTAGTTAGAACATTGATTAAGTTAAAGTTTTTCAAGATTGCTTTGTTTTCTAATGAAGCATCCTCTTCATATGAATAAGATTCTTTCTCCCAAGCATCTGTGAAAAGATATACATCGTAAGCAATACCAACTTTACGACAGAATGATACCATAGTAAGAGTCTGTTTGATTGTTGCTAGTATCTGATGATGCATAGAACCTGACCAATCAACATTGAAAATCAAACCATGATTTTTAGAGTTAGGGATTGTAGTAACTTTTTTGAAAAGATCTTCATTGTACTTGTACTGATGCAACTTACTAGTGTCAAGAACACCAGTTCTAGATGTAGTAGCACGTGCATAACCATCTGCAGCTTTTTTCATCTCAAACTCTTTAACAAGATAATTAACTTCTTTGGTATTACCTACCTTAAAGTTTCTGTAATCTGCATCAGATTTATCTAAGTCTTTGACAGTGTTTAGAGCAACTTCGTGATCATAAGAATCTGCAAAGTCTTTTTTATATCTGAGTGCATCTTGATTAGCATAGAACTCAGTAAGATAATTATCTGTCTCTTTGTTATCAACAATATGATTTGATTTTAGAGTTGATGGTAACTCAATGTAGTAGTTTTCTCTGTTAGTTTTTTCAACTAGTCCTTTGATTGCTTCATCAAATGAATCTGCAGTTTCTACTTGAGGTTCGCTGATCTGTGCATCTTCAGGACCGTTGCCACGTCCTGCATTTGTACCTTCTGGTGCTTTCTCCTGAGTCTCTTGTAGCACTTCTTCTATCTCAGGTTCTTGAGTAGATTGCTGTTGTTGTTGCTGTTGTTGACCATCAGATGACTCACCTTTTTCGTCAGAAGGAGTAGAGTCACCTTGTACCTCTTCACCTTTTTCTGAATCTTGCTCTGGAGATTCTTGATTCTGTCTTTGCTTGTCAAGTTGATCTTTGCAATATGCGTGCAACTCTTTTGCTAATGCAATAGTATCTTCAAAAGTTTCTAGAAGATCTGCCTTTGCTTTGAAGTATAACTCTTCTGTAGTAAAAGGAATGTCAACGT